GTTGCTGTGCTGGCGGCTGGCGTGCTCGGCGCGGCTATCTACGCCGATACCCTAAGATGGGCTGCGGACGAGATCTCGCGTGCCAAAGAGCAACAAAAGACTTGACAGCCGGAAAACTCAGCAGTAAATTCCGGCTAACAACTTATTTCCGTCTCTAAAGACGCGTTCGGGTTCCCTGATGGGAGCCCGAGGCGCGCCCGGGACCCGAGAAGCCCCGCTGTCAGCGATGACGCGGGGCTTTTTGCTTTCCGCTTTTCCCCCGTTGTCTCCGTCCCCTCGTTCGCGAGGTTCAGGCTCGGCCGCTTCGCAGCGCGCCAGGCCATTTTTTTTACCGAAAACCATGCTCAAACCCACCGGCAACCGCATCGTCGTTCGCCTCGACGAAAACCTCCCCACCGGCATCGAGGGCTTCGTGCTGCCGCTGAAGACGGATGCGTACCGCGCGAAGGATGGCGCCGTTGAGGGGATGAACCGCGGTACCGTCGTCGCCCTCGGTCCAGGCACCCGTCACCCGAAGACGGACAAGCTGATCCCGATGGCCACGCAAGTGGGGGACATCGTCCGCTTCTCCGAGCTGGCGTATCACACATTCACCGAAGACGGGCACAAGCATGTGCTCATCAGTGAGATGGACGTGCTGGGCGTCGAGATTCCTCACCCGCTGGAGGCGGCGGCGTAATGGGGCGTCCCAGCAAGTTTCAACCCGAGTTCATCGGGCAGGCTGAAAAGCTGTGCAAGCTCGGGGCTACCGATATGGAAATCGCTGACTTCTTCGAGGTCGACGTGCGCACACTCTATCGGTGGAAAGCAGAGCATGAGGGCTTTTGTCAGGCCCTAAAAAGCGGGAAGGACCAAGCCGACGAACGCGTTGAGCGCAGTTTGTTCGCTCGCGCCATCGGCTACGAGCACGACGACATGGACATCCGCGTCGTTGACGGGGTCGTCGTCCAAACCCCGATCCGCAAGCATTACCCACCCGATACGACGGCCGGCATCTTCTGGCTGAAGAACCGGCGCTCGACCGAGTGGCGCGACAAGGTGCAGCAAGAACACACCGGCGCCGATGGCGGCCCGGTCCAAATCGAGAAAATCGAACGTGTCATCGTCCGTCCTGCAAATCCAGACGCCTGAGGTCTTCCTCCCGCTGCTGGAGCCGGCCCGCTACAAGGGCGCGCACGGCGGGCGCGGCTCGGGCAAGTCGCACTTCTTCGGCGAGATGCTGATCGAGCGCTCGATCATGGAGAAGGCGGACGCTGTGTGCATCCGCGAGAACCAGAAATCGCTCGATCAGTCCGTGAAAAAGCTCCTCGAGAACAAGATCTCGTCGATGAACGCGGGTGCGTACTTCGAGGTGCAGGACAAGAAGATCCGCGCGCACAACGGCGGCCTGATCATCTTCCAAGGCATGCAGAACCACACGGCCGAGTCGATCAAGTCGCTGGAGGGCTACGATATCGCGTGGGTGGAAGAGGCGCAAACGCTGTCGCAGCGCTCGCTCGACATGCTGCGCCCGACCATCCGTAAGCCGGGCTCCGAAATCTGGTTCAGCTGGAACCCGCGCTTCGAGACCGATCCTGTCGACGTGCTGCTGCGCGGCGAGGCTCCGCCGCCGAACTCGGTCGTGCTGGAGGCGAACTACCACGACAACCCGTGGTTCCCCGCCGTGCTGCGCGACGAGATGGAGTACGACCGCCGCCGCGACATCGACAAGTACACGCACATCTGGCTCGGCCAGTATCAGCGCAACAGCGAGTCGCGCGTCTTCAAGAACTGGACCGTCGAGGAATTCGAGGTCGACCAGACGCAGATCATCCGCCAGGGCGCCGACTGGGGCTTCGCAAGCGATCCAACGGCGCTGGTCCAGTGCTACATCGTCGGCCGCACGCTGTACGTACCGCACGAGGCCTACCGCGTCGGCTGCGAGATCATCGACACGCCGGCGCTGTTCATGACGGTGCCCGACAGCGAGAAGTGGCCGATCACGGCCGACAACGCGCGGCCCGAGACGATCAGCCACATGAAAAAGCACGGCTTCCCAAAGATCATGGCGGCCGTGAAGGGCGCGAAGTCCCTGGAGGAAGGCGTCGAGTTCCTGAAGTCGTTCGACATCATCGTGCATCCGCGCTGCACGCACCTGATCGACGAGCTGACCCTCTACAAGTACAAGGAAGACCCGCTCACGGGCGCGGTGCTGCCGGTGCTGGAGGACAAGGACAACCACGTCATCGATGCGCTGCGCTACGCGTGCGAAGGCGCACGGCGCGCACAGAAACCGCAGGCCGTCACGCGCGTCATCGCGCCCCCGCCCCAGCAGTTTCACCCTGAATCCTGGATGGGCTAATGAGCGAAATCATCACCGAAATGCGCCGTCGGCTGAAGCTGGCCCGCGACGCCGAGGGCAGCAATCGCGCCGACCAGCTCGAAGACATCCGTTTCTCGTTCGGCGAGCAGTGGCCGGCCGCGATGAAGATGGCCCGCCAGCAGGAAGGCCGCCCGGCGCTGACCATCAACAAAACCGACACGTTCGTGCGCTCGGTCGTGAACAACATGCGGGCGTCGCGCCCGCGCATTCGCGTGCATCCGGTGGCCGACGGTGCCTGCGTGAAAAAGGCCAACGTCATCGAGGGCCTCATCCGCCACATCGAGGTGAACAGCAACGCCGACCTCGCGTACGACACTGGCGCCGAGTACCAGGTGCGCGCTGGTGAGGGTTTCTGGCGCGTCTGCTCCCGCTACGTCGCCGACGACAGCTTCGACCAGGAACTGTACATCGACCGCATCCGCAACCCGTTCACGGTCTACATGGACCCGTCGGCCACGATGCCGGACGGCTCGGACGCCGATTGGTGCATCATCACCTCGTCGATGAAGAAGGCGACCTTCCGCAAGAAGCACCCGCGCGCCAAGATCGCCGACGTCAAGGACCTCGGCCCAGGCGACGACAAAGCCGTATGGGCCAGCGCCGAAGACGTGATTGTCGCCGAGTACTACCGCTTCGAGGAGGTGGCCGACACTCTCTGCCTGCTGTCCAGCGGCGTGCGCATGTTCAAGTCGCGCATCGACATGGACGCCCTGCAGTACCTGGGCGTGACGATCATGCACACCCGCCCGACCGTGCGCCGGCAGCTGAAGTGGTCCCTGTGCACGGCCGTCGAGGAGCTCGACAAGCGCGACCAGCCGGGCAAGTACATCCCGATCGTGCGCGTGGTCGGCGCCGAGATGATCGACAACGGCAAGACCATCCGCTTCGGCATGGTCCGTCAGCTCAAGGACCCGCAGCGCATGTACAACTACTGGCGCACGCAGGAGACGGAATTCGTCGCACTCGCGCCTCTGGCACCGTGGCTGATCGCAGAAGGCCAGGATGAAGGCTACGAGAACGAATGGCAGAACGCCAACCGCAAATCGTATTCACGCCTCGTCTACAAGCCTGTGCACGATGAACAGGATAGTCCGCTTCCACCGCCGCAACGCCTGACGCCGCAGCAGATCCCGGCCGCGAGCGTCAATGCCGCCATGGCCGCGAGCGAAGACCTGAAGGCCGTCGCCGGCATGTTCGATCCGGCGCTGGGTGCGCCTGGCCAAGAGACGTCCGGCAAGATGGTCCAGGCACGCCAGGGCCAGTCGGACATGTCGAACTACCACTTCTACGACAACCTGACGCGTGCGATCTCACACACCGGCGTGATCCTGCTCGACCTCATCCCCCACTACTACGACACGCAACGCGTCATCCGCATCCTGGGCGTCGATGGCGTGCCGCAGACGACCACGATCAACGAGAAGGTGCGTGACGAGATGGGCGCCATCCAGGAGGTCCTGAACGACATGACCGTTGGCACGTACGACGTCGTGATGGACACCGGCCCGGGCTACCAGACAAAGCGCCAGGAGAACAGCGACATGCTGCTGGGGCTGCTCAAGACCATGCCGCAGGTCGGCCAGGTGGCCGGCGACCTCGTCGTGCGCCAGATGGATTTCGAGGCTGCGCAGGATGTCGCCGACCGGCTCGCCGCGGCGAACCCCATCGCCATGGCCGAGAAGAAGCTGCCGGACAACCTGCCGGATGAGGCGAAGGCTTTCATCGCCCACCTCATGGGCGTGAATCAGCAGTTGCAGCAGACCGTCCAGGCGCTGCAGACCGAGATCAAGGCCAAGCTCAGCGTCGAGCAGGTCCGCCAGCAGGGAAAGTTGGCCTCCGACCAACTGTGGGCCGAACACGAGATGCGTCACGAGCATGTTCGTCAAGACGGAGAGAACCGCCGCGTCCTGGCCAAGGAACACGGCCAGAACATGCGCGCACAGATCGTAGCCGAGACGAAGCTGCACGACACGGCCATGCGCAACGATGAGTCCTGGCGCGAGGCGCAGCTGGATGCCCGCACCGATATGCAGCTCGGTGAAGACCGCGGCCCCAACAACGAATTCCACCGCGAGCACGCGTAGTGCACCCCGCCTACCGATGGGCCTGCATCGGGTAAATCCGTGAGAGACCTCATGTCGACTGTTCAGCAAGATCCGGCCACCGCACGTCAAGCGGAGCGCGTCCAACCCAACGTTGTGACGAGCGAAACCATCGCGACCATGTATTCCGGTGCTCCCTCGACAGCGGAGCCGCCAAAGGACGAGCCGAAAGGCGACGCCGATGGCGAAATCCATGCCGATGGTGAAAAGGGAGAGAAGCGCGCCAAGAAGCCCATTTCCGAGCGCATGTCCGAGCTGGTTCACCAGCGCAAAGCTGCCGAAACCGAGGCCCAGCAGGCCAAACGCGAAGCGGCCGAGCTGCGTTCGCGCCTGGAGGCTGTGTCCGCGCGCGCCGAGCCGGTGAAGGAAGAGCCGCGGCCCGACCGGTCCAAGTTCGCGAACGACGAGGAGTACATCGAAGCCGTCGCGGAATGGAAGGCCGACCAGCGGCTGGCGAAGCGCGAACACGAGCAGGCCGAGGCCCGCGCGAAGGCCGAACGCGAACAGCTCGTGAAGGGCTGGCAGGAGGCACAGCAGCGCGCACGCGCCGAGATCGACGATTACGACGACGTGATCAAGGCATCGGACGTGCAGCTGCCCGGCCACCTGCATCAGGCGATTCTTGAAAGCGACGTCGGCCCGCACCTTGCGTACTTCTTCGCGAAACACCCGGATGAAGCCAAGCGCTACGCCGCGATGTCGCCGACGAAGGCGCTGCGTGAACTCGGCCGCCTGGAAGACCGCCTGGCGGAAGACGCTGACGATCACCAGCCGGCCGCGAAGCCCTCTCCCAAGACTGAAGTCGAAAAATCGAAGGCGCCCCCGCCCATCACTCCGGTGAAGGACGGCCGTACGGTCGATCCCGGGCCTGCACAGAGCTTCGAGGAATACCGCGCG